CCTGGTGCTGCTACCACAAGAGGCATTGGCGGCACGGGTGGCACGGGTGTTGGCGGTAGCGCTGACTTCACACCGGCATGGGACACCATGACCGATGCTGAAAAAGCTGCGTTTTATGCTGAAAATCCTACATTAGCTGGGATAACGCAATTTGGCCAAAGCATTTTTGGGAATACATCACTCGGCGCATTGCAAAACATGTTTCAACCAGGGTTTGTAGCTGAACAGGGTTTGATTGCAAGGGGTGTTGATCCACAGACTTATCGGGCCGCAATAGAGAGTTTCCGTCAAAGTGAAATTAACGCCATGAATCAGGAGGCGGCGCAAGCAGCGGCAGCGGCTCAAAACGCTCAAGCAATGCAATCAATGCAAACTGCTTTATACGACGATACAGCAGCAATCAATGCTATCAATGCTATCAATGCAGCACAAGCAGCAAATGCAACCAATGTCCCTACCCAGCAAGAAGTACAAGATGCCTTTGCTGCTGCGATGTCTAATTTCCAAACGAATCAAGATGCTATTTCAGCGGCTCAAGATGCTGCTGCAAACGCAGCATCAATGCAAAGCATGCAGGATGCGCTTAACTCAGATACCGACTCGCTAAATTCATTTACACAAAATGCTGAAGCAATGCAGAGCATGCAGGATGCGCTTAACGCAGACACGGCGGCTGTCAATTCAATAAGTGACTCTGGCGGTGGAACTTCTACGGGCGACTCATACACCTCAGATAATGGCGGTAGCTTTAGTTCCAGCGACTCAGGATATGGCGTCTACGCCAAGGGGGGCAAAGTCATTCGTGCTGGTTTGCTTGGCCCAAATCCCAAAGGCCCAGATGAGGGTTTTGCCGCGCTGGAAAGCGGCGAGTTTGTCCTCAAAAAATCAGCGGTCAAAAAGTATGGCGAGGGGCTGCTTGGCATGATCAATGAAGGCAAGATTCCTGTGCAAAAAATGAAATCTCTACTCGGATAAGGGGCACAAAATGTCAAAAGGCGGCAGCACTACCTCATCAACCTCAATTGATCCTGACATCAAGAGGGCGTTTCTTTCAAACATAGCGCAGGCCCAAGGGGTGGCAACTGCATTGCCCGTCCAACAGTTTGCAGGTTACAACCCTTTCTACACTGCTGGTGAGCAGCAGCTTATCAATACCGGCTTGGGTGGCCCAGGCATTAGCAGCACCGACTACGCTGCCCAAATGTCTGCACTTGGCGGCACATACCAGCCTGCTCAATTGCAAGCGGCACAGGCCAATCTGGGCATGAGTGGCCAAGGCTCACTTGGTAGCTACATGAATCCGTACACCAGCCTAGTGCGCCAAAATGCTTTGGATGATCTAGAGTCTTCAAGACGTATGGCCATCCAAAACACCGGAGAGCGTGCCACTGCGGCTAGGGCATTCGGTGGCTCACGCCAAGGTGTTGCCGAGGCTTTGACTAACCAAGGGTTTGCCAAGCAGGCCGGCACTCTGGGCACTCAGCTTAACGAGTCGGCATTCAATCAGGCTGTGCAATTGCAAGCAGCAGACTTGGCACGGCAGCAACAAGCAGGTCTTGCCAATCAGGCAATGGGTTTGCAGGGTGCGCAATTCAGGCTTGGTGCGGCTGATCAGCTTGGCAACCTTGGCGCACAGCAGCAAGCCCTGCGCCTTAGTGGCGCACAGGCCGCGATGGGTGCTGGCGGTGCGCGTCAAGCCTTTGAGCAGCAGCAGCTTGATGCCCTGCGCAATGTTGATCTCCAGCGGCTGGGTATTGCTCAGTCGGCACTCAGTGCGCAGCCTGCCAACTTGGGCGGCAGTGTAACAACGCCATATACGCAAAACTTCGGCGCTGGTGCTTTGGGTGGTGCTTTGGCTGGCTCTCAATTGGCAGGGCTTACTGGTGGCGCAATAAGCGGCGGCGTGGGCGCAGGACTTGGCGCACTGCTGAGTCTGTTTTAAGGAATAAAAATGGCAACCCAATTTGACTTTGAAAACATCGGCAGCATATTTGGCGGCGGCATGGGCGGCACGCCATCAGGGCTTGATGCGCTACTGAGCGAAGACCAGCGCAAGCTGATGAATCGTAACGCCGCGCTGTCAGCGGCGGCTGCATTGCTGCAAGCTGGTGGCCGCAGTCCACAGCGCATCGGCATGGGTCAAGCCATTGGGTCTGCACTGCAAGCGGGTCAGCAGGGCTACAGCCAAGCGCGTGCTGGATCGCTGCAAGACTTGCTGCTTACTCAGAAGCTGGAGGAGGCAAAACGGGCAGAAGCATTGAGAAAGCAAATTGCAGATGTGATGACTACTGCGCCACAGCCATTGAACACGGCGCAAGCCGCATTGGCTGCACCAGGCATGCCCCTTGGCCCAACTACTCAGCGTGCTGAGTTGATGGACTCAATGCCACAGCCAACGGCCAATGAAACAAAAGCCAATCAGTATTTGGCCATTGCAGACATTTATGCAGGACTCGGCAAGTCTGAGGATGCCCAGCGTTACCAACAAATTGCAGAGAGACTTAACCCACGGCCTGAAACAGTGGGGCAACCATTTGAGGGGCGGGATGGTAAGTTCTACATTATGACCAAAACTGGTGGCGTTATACCTGCACCTGTAGCACCAGCAATCAAGGCTGAAGAAACAGTCGGTCAACCATTCCAAGGGCAGGACGGTAAGTTTTACATTCAGACCAAAACTGGTAAGGTCATACCTGCACCTGTAGCACCAGCAGCCAAACCATCTGGTGCGCCACAGCAAGTGATGGGTCCTGGTGGTAAGCCTGTTCTTGTGCAGAATTACGATGACGGCTCTTACAAAATTGTCAGTGGTGTGTCGCCTTTGATAGCTCCACAGCAACTGGATACGGGTGCTGGGGTTCGGTTTGTTAACCCTTATGAAATACCCACTGGGACAGTATTCCCTAAGACTTTGGGGCCGCAAGTTGTCGGCAATCCAGAAGATGGTTATTTTCTTGTTGGCGGCGGTGGCGGTGGCATGCCTCGCCTGCCGGCTGCAGCCCCAACAGTCGCAGGTGCTGCGCGACCAGCAACAGCGCCTGCAGCCGGCACAGCGCCAGCACCAAGTGCCGCGCCGGCAACTGCTGGCCCTGTCCCACTGATTCCTGGCACTGGCAAAGCCTTTGCAAGAGAAGAGTCTTTAAGAAAAGATTACACGACTCAAATGAAGCCATTTATTGATTTGGGTCAGGCTTTCAGAAAAGTTGAAGCCGCAGCCTTAAATCCATCAGCGGCTGGCGACATCTCATTGGTTTATGGCTATATGAAAATTTTGGATCCAGGCTCCACTGTGATGCAGGGTGAGCAGGCCACAGCAACAAACGCCGGTAGTGTTCCAGATCGGGTGAGAGCGCAATACAACAAAGCTCTCACAGGACAGGGATTGATTGATGAAATTCGACAAGACTTCTACGCTCAGTCAAGAAATCTGATTGAGTCGCAAAGGCAATTGCAACAAGATATTGCAGAAAGATACAGGGGCATTGCCACACAAAACAAATTGGATCCAAATCAAATTATCTTTGACCCATTCCAGCGCATAAAAACACCGGCACAAATTGCTGCTGATGCGGCCAAAACACCGGCACAAATTGCTGCTGAAGAAAAAAAGAAAAAGCCAAAATCTTTTTTTGAGACATACAACCTTTTAAAAAGGAATTAATGATGGCAACAACATCCAACATTGAGAGAGTGCAGGAAAATATCCGTAGGATGCAAGATCAAAATGCACCTGCAGACGATGTTGTCGGCTACCTTAAAACTGAAGGATTTACTCCGACCAAGTTTGAAGCGGCAGTCGCAAGTTCCAGAAAGCTAACCGGCCCACCTGTGGACGCTGGTTTTGGCCGTTCACTTTTGCAGGGTCTGTCTTTTAACTTTGCTGATGAGATTGAGGCGGCACTGAAGTCTGGATCTATATCAAATAAAGATTATCAAGACCAGTTGGCAAGAGTCAGGGCTGGCATCAAACAATACGAGCAGCAATACCCTGGCCGAGCATTTGCCGGCGAACTAGTTGGCGGTTTGGCTCCAACGGCTGCGGCTTTGATTGCCGCGCCATTTACTGGTGGCGCGACATTGCCAGCAGTTGCAGCGGGTGCAGCACGCATTGCAACCAAAGCCCCAACCTTGGGCGGCATTGCTTTGCGTGGTGCGGGATATGGCGCGACATCAGGTGCTGTTTCTGGTGCTGGTGGCGCCGAAGGTGGATTGGGAAACCGGGCGGCAGCGGGAACATTGGGCGCAGTAACAGGTGGGGTATTTGGCGGCTCAACGCCACTGATTACCAGTGCAGTAAGTTCAACAGGCAAAGCAGTTAAAAGCGCTTTCACTCCGACCCAGCCACAAGATGCTTTCAACAAGGCGCAAGAGCTTATTGCCAAGAAATTGGCGCAAGAAGGTCTTGATCCAGTGGCGCTGGCCCAGCAGCAGGCGCAAAGAAACCTTGCATTGGGCGTAAAAGATGAAACCTTGGCCGACTACGCTGGTGAGTCCATGAGGCGTTTGGCCCGTGGCGCTATGGCAATCCCACAAGCCGCACAAACAGAAACGCGCCAGATGTTGATTGAGCGTGCCAGAGGTGCTGGCCCAAGAATTACACAAGACATCACCGACTTAACGGCAGTGGGTGCGCGTGACATTCGGGAGGTGGCTGATGAAATTATCCGTAATCGATCTTTGCTGGCTGCCCCACTGTATGAGCAAGCCAGAAGTGCGGGACAGGTAAATTCTTTTACCATCGACAATTTACTGAAGAAATCAAAAGACATTCAACAGGCCATCAATGACGCAAGACGATTGCCTCAGTTTGCAGACTTGCCCGACAACGATATTGTCATGCTAGATAAAGCATACAAGTATGTTGGCGGTATTGCGAATGAAGCAAGGCAGTCGGGCAAAACAAATCGAGCAAATGATCTTGATGAGTTGCGCGTCTCTTTGCTCAATGCGATCACTGAAAAAGTGCCTGTCTATGGACGGGCAGTAAAAACATTTGCTGATGAGTCTTTGCTTAACGATGCGCTTGAAGCAGGTTCAACAAAGTTCCTCAAGAAAAAGCCAGCAGAAATTAACAGGGAACTTGCCAGATTTTCTGATGACTCAGAAAGGCAGATGTATCGCTTGGGTGCAGTTCAGTCTTTGCGTGATGACATCTATGCTACGAAAGAGACATCAGACATTGCCAACAAGTATTTGAACTCACGCGAAATGCGTGATCGTATGCGCACCATTTTTAATTCCGAGGGAGAGTACGAATCCTTTGTGAAAAACCTTGAGCGTGAACGGCAAATGGCAATCACTCGGTCACGCATTGAAGGTGGCTCACCAACAGCACCAATCGGGCAAGATATTGCTGAGTTGTCTGGGCCTGCACCATCTGAAATTATTTCTGCTGGCGGCCAATTGATGCGTGGCGATCTTATCGGTGGCGGCCTTAATTTGATGGGCCAGCTTGTCCCGCGCATGCAGGGCATGAATGAGAATGTTGCAGAGCAAGTGGCACGAAGCGTTTTAAATCCTAGTTTTACGCAGCAGCAGCAACTTTTGACAAGCCTGACGCCCGTCTTAGATGACTTGAGAAGGCGTGCATTGCAGCAGCAAACCCGTGCAGCAGGTGCGTCCACCAGTGCTGGTCAACTTGTCCCAGGCTTGCTGGGCGATTAACGCATCCCCCCAAAAAACGCCGCGATCAAAGGATCGATCTTGATCTTTCGACCTCTCTGACGGCGGCGTGCGTTTAAAAAGTCCTTATCGTCAGCACTCATCTTTTTGCGGTGCTTGGCCACTCGGTCTGCTGGTGATGACAGCAGTGGCAGCGCATCAACCCCATTGCCCAACTGCACCACCATGATTGGCTTGGTCTTGTCAGGCCTGTACTCGGACACATAGACCTGTCCAGTCTTGCGCAAGGCTCTCACGATGTCGTATGCCGTCCTGATTGAGCATGGGACTCTCTTGGCTATATCGGCCACACTCAAGTCGCCAGTGCCCAGCAGCCGGACGATGGCAGCCTTATAAACTGGCTTTATCCCGCGCATCTTTTACTCTGCGGCTGTACTCTCTGCGCAGCATTGCACGAACCACAAAGGCCCGAGCGTGCGCGTCAGCAGGTATCGCATGGCCATACACCTCCGGCGACAGCAGATCGTCCATCAATTCGATGGCGGCCTCCAGCGCCGGCTCAAGCACATCACTCATAGCTTGTCGGCGTCCTTCCGGTAAACCGGCAAGTTGCCAATCAAAGACGGCAGCTTGAATGCATCCATAGCACCTGGCCGGCCAGTGAAGGGTTTTAGTTCAAGGGGAACATAGACCCCAAGCATTTTGCTTAATGATGGCGGTGGTGTTAATTTTTTGATCATGCTGACCACCATGACACCAAGGCCAAGGCCAAGCCAATGCCAATGATCAGCACCAGCAAGTAGTCCAGTGCCGCATCAGCGCGGTTGCTTAATTTGTTCATGTTGTTCCTTGTGTAACAGATAATGCGGAATTGTACACTATTTGCAAAGTAGTCAATAATTTATATTGTTCGGGTAAAATCCACTAAATGCAATCAGTACAAGACATTAGGGATAAGGCAAAGGCCCACGGCATCAGAATGAATGCCCTGTGCCGTGAGGCCGGCATCCAGCAGCCACAGGTCAGCCGCTGGATGTCCGGTACTGTCAAGCCTTTATGGGCTTCAGTCAATCAACTAGAGCAGGCGCTGATCAAGCTGATTGAGCAAAAATCACCAGTCTGAGCCAGCAGGGTCTTTCCAAGAAGGCTCTGGATCAACAAAGTTCATCAATGGGTGTACACCCGACTTGCCAATGCCAAAGTCATCAGCGGCAGACGGCTTGGCTCCACCAAGCGGCTGGCCTTTCTTGAGCAACAAGATGTTGTTCAGGCCATACGACACGCCATTGTTGCCAGCTTGCGAATAAGCATAGGCATTCAACGACACCCGCACGTAGTCGCCGCTGACAATATCGTCAGAGCCAATCAGGTCATTGCCGTGGGCATCGATTGCCCCTGGCTTTGTGGTGCTCTTTACATTGCAAAAGAAGTGGCCAGCGTACTCACGGCCAAGCGGCGATCCGTCTGTCTTGGTTTCAGTGTCGCCATCACGGAGTGGGTTGCGTACGTTTTTCGGTACTTTGTCACCAAACTTGGCGACCAGTGCCTCTTTTGCTGCTGCCTTGAGTGCGGTCAAAGTTTCTTTGTCGGTCTTGGGAATCAGGATTTGAGTGGAGAACTCATCCTTGCCATTCATTTCATTTTTACGAGACTGCAAGCCTGAGAAATAAGAGGTGCGTACCTCGCCGGTTGTGACTCTTGTAGACATTTGATCGTTTCCTTTTGGTTGATCGTTTTCAGGTTTTCAGCTTGACCAAAGCGGCCAAGCAATTGCACTTTAGCACAAATAATTCTTGCATGTCATTTTTTTATCGGCCACAATCAAGGCTCCATAAACCGCTGAAACCGAGGAAACCGATGAAACTGTATCCACACCAAGAAGAGGCCAAGCAATTTCTGCTGTACAGACGGCGCTGCATTCTTGCCGACCAGCCGAGGGTAGGTAAGACCCTGCCAGCGGCGGCGGCGGCACTTGAACACCTGCCGGCCATCATTGTCTGCCCAGCCATTGCCAAGACTGTCTGGGAGGCCGCATTCAACAAGCTCGACCCGTCAATCCCCGTCAAGGTCATCACCGGAAAAAAGCAAGCCGGTGAGCTTATCGCCTCTGGCGTGACCATCGTTAACTACGACATCCTGTCATGCGTTACAGATTATGCGGGAATTAAAACAGTCGTGTTTGATGAGTGCCACCGGCTTAAAAACCCTAAAGGCAAACGCACGAAGGCTGCTTTGTTGATGATGAAAAGAGTGGCGCGAATCTACATGTTGTCAGGCACGCCTATCCCTAACCGGCCCATCGAACTCTGGCCAATCCTGCACGGGCTGGGCATCTTTACTGGCGGCTACTATGACTTTGCCGCTATGTACGCCAATATGTGGCGTGCGCCTTGGGGCATGGATGTTTCTGGCTCATCTAACATCAAACAACTTAAAGCCCTTATGAGACTTTATGTCCTGCGCAGGAAGAAAGAAGATGTCTTCAAGGACTACAAAGAGCCACAGGTATCCCTTGTGACCTTTGACCTGCCCATTGACAAGCGTGAGCAATCCTTTGATGCCGATGCCTTGGTAGCCAATCCAAATGCTCTCATGGCTTTTGAGGGGCTGGCCGAAATTATGAAAGAGGCCGGCATGCGCAAGATTAAGGCGGCGTCCGAGTTCATCAGCGACCTGCTGCAATACGGTGAGCCTGTTGTCGTATTCGCGCACCACAAGGATGTCGTGCATGGGTTGGTCGAGGAACTCAAATACCACAAGCCGGTGGTGGTGGTGGGCGACACGCCGAGTGCCAAGCGGGTTGACAACATTGCGGCATTTCAGGCCGGCAAGACCAAGTGCATCATCGGCAACATCGCAGCCATGAGCGAGGGTGTTGACCTGAGCGCCGCCGACACCATCGTCTTTGTCGAATGCACCTGGTCAACCTCCGCGCTGGAGCAGGCGTCCAGCAGGGTGGAGAACATCAACAAGTCCGGCGTCAAGCCGGTGATCTACCTGCTGACTATTCGCGCCAGCCTTGACCACAATGTGCTGGCCAAGGTGCTGAAAAAGCAGAACATCGTGAATCAGATTATTTAAAGGAAAACTATGCAGCACACTAACCGCAAACACGCCCGTCTCTCAGCATCCCGTATGGACAGGGTCATGTCCTGCCCAGGCTCTTACCGGCTTGAAGAGAAGATGCCCTATGAGCCAGCCGGCCCAGCAGCAGCCATCGGCACGGCCATCCATGAGCTATCCGAAAAAATCCTACGGGGCGAGGCAGTCAATCCTAAAGACTACCCAGACGATCACTTTGACATGGCCAACGAATACGCTGTCTTTGTCAATACACTGGTTGAGAATCCACGCAAGCGCATGATCGAGGTTAAGGTGGATGCCGGCCTCAAGACTCTGCATGAGTCCCTTGGTGGGACTGCTGATGCCGTGCTGGTAGATGGTGACCATCTCCATGTGATCGACCTTAAAACCGGAAGGGTGCTGGTTGATGCCGAGGACAATAAGCAACTGCTGACCTATGCCCTTGGCGTCATGCGCATACTTAATGCGCCTGCATCCATCCGATGCACCATGCACATCTTCCAGCCCCGTGCCGGCCACAGCCAGTGGACAGTCTCCGGTGCTGACCTCATCACGCATGGCCACGAACTGCTGGCAGCCGCCAACCTAGCCTTGACCGATGATGCGCCTACTAACCCGACCACCAACAATTGCCGCTACTGCAAGGCCAAGCCCATCTGCCCGTCAATCCGGCAGAAGGTGCAGGACAACGCACGTAAAGACTTTGCGCTGGAAGTGCAAGCAGTTACCTCAGACATGATTGAACTGGCGCAGCTTGCAGCCTCATGGTCGGATGCAGTGCTTGACTCGGCCAAACGCCAGATCACCGAGGGATCAACCATCCAAGGCTGGACACTGCGCCCAGGGCGAAAGACCAAGTTTTGGAAGAGTGACGCCTTGGCCTACGAGGCTCTGAAGTCCTACCCGCAGGCATTCGACCTCAAGTCGCCATCAGCCATTGCCAAGCTGGACATCACCATCAGCGAAGACCTGATCGGTGAGAAGCATGCTGCTGCCAGTTTGGTCAAGGAAAAACCACAAAAGGAGAATCATGAATGAGCTGGCTCTTTTCGCGGGCGCTGGTGGAGGAATACTTGCCGGAAAGCTCCTCGGATGGCGAACAGTCTGCGCTGTCGAGTGGGAAGCCTACCCAGCAAGCGTACTGTGCGCCCGACAAAATGACGGCCTTCTCCCGCCTTTCCCGATTTGGGATGATGTACAAACCTTTGATGGAACACCATGGAGAGGCATTGCTGAAGTCGTATCTGGCGGCTTTCCATGTACAGACATCAGCATCGCAGGACGCGGCGCAGGACTTGATGGAGAGCAATCCTCCATGTGGTATCACATGGCGAGGGTGGTTAGCGAAGTTCGACCCCGATATGTATTTGTGGAAAACAGCCCAATGCTCATTCATAGAGGACTCGGACGAGTCCTTGGCGACCTTTCCTGCCTCGGGTATGACACGCGGTGGACTGTTATGGGAGCGGCAGATGTTGGAGCACCGCATCAACGCGACCGCATCTGGATTGTGGCGCACTCCAGACACGGGGGGGGGGGGGGGCATCTGGCCTGCTCAAGCAGGGCAAGAATCATCGCGAGAACGGCCAACCCATCCAAATCAGACTGGTGGACCAAGTGAACAATCCGAGACTTTGGCCCACGCCAGTTCAGAGAATGTACAAAGACAGCGGAAGTCCCTCGGAGTACGCCAGGAACGAGATACCCCTTGCGGCACAGGTTGGTGGTCCACTGAACCCGCCTTGGGTCGAGTGGCTGATGGGGTGGCCGCTAGGGTGGACAGACTTAAAGCCATTGGAAACGGACAAGTCCCACTTTGTGCAGCAACAGCATGGCGAGTCTTGAGTGACCACCAGCTCAAGGACTAGAATCAACCTCCCAAAGAAAAACCCCCGACAGCGTGAACTGTCAGGGGTAACTAGTCGATGCTAGAAGGAGAACAACTTGTCGTCAACCGCGAGATCAACAACATGAGTATTTTACCCAAAATGGCCGATGAGTTTACAAACTCTCATGCCATTGCTGTCAAGCTGATTGAGCAGCACCCGTCAGCAGTGTTCTGCACATTCGCCACCACTGCCGATGGCAAAAAAATCCCCTACAAGAAGTCCGGCCAAGGTGTAGCGCGTGACACTCCCCCTGACCAGCTTTACAGCGCATCCGAGGTGCTGACTATGGACGCCGCGCCAGCCGGCAGCTATCTGGGCATCGTGATGCAGACCCCAGCCATGAGCCAAGGCGCATACCTTGTCTGCCTTGATGTGGACATGAAGCACTCCACATCTGCCACCAACATAGCCATCAAGCGCATGGCCGAGTGGGTCAAGCAGCAGGATCAATTGACGGAGGTAAGCGTCTCCGGTAGGGGCCGGCATGTCTTCCTGTTCGTGGCTGATGAAGACCTTGACAAGATCAAGCCCAAGTACAAGCTGGGCGGCGGCCAAGAGATCGAAGTCTTTGGCCTGCCCACATCACCAGGCAAGTCTGTATTACTCTCCGGCTCCAAGCTGACCGGCAAGCTCTCCAACGAAACCCATGACAACCTGCTGTCTCTCTTGACCATGTGGGGCGTCATTGAGCAGGACAACTCCAACCAGCCAATTGAAGTGCCACGGCCCAAGCCTGAATTCCAGCCAACCCTGTCCAGCGCCACTGATGACTATAGCAAGGCTGCAGCGGCCTTGTTCTTCATCAATCCTGACAGCGACTACAACACTTGGATTGAGATTGGCCAAGCGCTGCACACGGCATTCGGCGCCCAAGGCCATGAACTCTGGGCCGGCTGGTCAAGCCAAGGCTTTAAGTACAAGTCCGAGCAGGACATCGACACGCACTGGAAGTCTTTCCATCAAGGCAAGGGCGTTTCCATCGGCACGCTGTTTCACCATGCCAAGCTGGGCGGCTACAGCCCACCATCCAAGGCCGCTGACCGCAAGTCGGCAGTCGAAGATTTCTCCACCTACATCCAATCCGCGCAGGCTGCTGTTGATCAACCAAGCCAGCCTGCATCAGACCAGCCCCTACCCTACTGGAAAGAACTCTTTC